CATATCTCAGATAATGGAAGAAAAAATAGTAGGATATAATACAGGTATACGTGAATATGACGATACTCTTAATTTAGGTGTATTTAAGTTAAGGCAATCAATTTTCTCTCCAGATGCTAATCAACTTGACTATGTACTCGAAGAAGGTTTTAACGGAGCAATTGGAGCAAGTCGTCAGATTAATAATGAAAATGGTGGTGCTCCTATTAACTTCTTCCTCGGTAATGCAGGTGATAAATCTCGGAATGTTGATATATTAGTTAACCCTTATATCGCGGATGCATTTACTGGTGTGCAGCTAAATCCTGATGGTACTCCTAAAAAGAAAGTTCGAGTTATATCTAATCAAATTTATAATACAATATTTGCTGCTAATACATCAACTCAAGCAGCTGTATATTCTATCGCAGGAGCGTCTTCAGCAGCTTTCTCAAATGTATTATCGAGTTACGGTTTTGCTGATTCGTTATATCCGATAGGTGCATTTGCTCAATCTAATGTTAAGCAAAAGATTATTGGTGATGTACCTGGTAAGATTGATAGAGCTTTAAATCGTATTCGTAATGCTGATTTATTCAATATTGATATTATTGCTGAAGGTGGGTTAGGTACTATAAACACTTATATTAAAACTCAAACAAATGTAGCTCTTTCAGCTTATTTTGATGATTTACAAACAACACCCGGTATAACAGCTCTTGGTAGTTCAAGTACTTTAACTGCGCCAGGTAATAACGCACTTGATGCTTATAATGCTGTATTTAATCGCTTTGCAACATTTGCTGGTCCTGTAAAAGATGGTGGTCGTGGAGATTTAATATTTATTGCTGATCCAATTAGACAAATTCTTGTACTTGGTAAAGATAACAAAGTTATTAATGATTCATCTAAGAACTTCTCCACCAATATATATTGGGCGTTAAGAAATCAATTTAGCTTAGCTAATACTTCATATGCCACTACATACGCAAATTACTTAAAAGTATTTGATAGCTACAGTGGTACTAATGTATATGTACCTTCTTCAGGCTACGCTGCTGCTAAAATGGTAACAACTGATGTAGAAGTTGGACCATGGGGTGCTCCTGCTGGGTTTAATAGAGGAGTTATTACTGACGCTATTGACGTAGCATTCTCTCCAAATCAACGTCAACGAGATGACTTATATACAATAAGCCTTAACCCTATTACAACCTTCCCTGATCAAGGTATAGTTGTTTTTGGACAAAAGACATTGCTTAAGAAACCAAGTGCCTTTGATAGAATTAATGTTCGTCGTAACTTCTTATATCTTGAAAAAGCTACTAAGTCAGTAATGAAGTTCTTCTTGTTTGAAAACAATACACTCTTCACTAGAACTCGTGTTGTTAATACTTTATCTCCTTTCTTTGAAAGAGTTAAAGCTGCAGGAGGATTATATGATTATCTTATCGTTTGTGATGAAAGAAATAACACCGCTGAGGTAATTGATAATAACGAGCTTGTAGTCGATATTTACTTGAAACCTGTTAGAACAGTAGAATTCATTCAAGTTAACTTCTATGCTACAAGAACAGATACTAACTTCCAAGAGATTGTAGGTGGTTAATTAACTTAAACTAAATATAGCGCGGATTTAAATGCAAATTTAAATCCGCGCTTTTTTTATATACTGTAGTCTATACTTAAGATTTAGCAAAAAAATAATAAATAATGCATATATAGATATAAATAATAATATGGCCGTAAATCAAAATATACAAAACTTTTACAGAGTTGCTGCAACTAAAGACTTCTCCAGAGACTTTCTTTTTAGAGTGCTCGATTTTAAATTAGACGGTATGCCAGCTTTATCTGAGGATCAGCTTGTATACGCTAAGACGGCTAAATTACCTGGTCGTAATATTAGTAATATTGCTGTACCTTATATGGGATTAAATCTTAATGCTGCAGGTACTGTATCATACCCGGGTTCTGATGCTTATTCCATTACCTTCTTTTTAGATCAAAACAGTGAACTACGTAATTTCTTTGAAGAGGCTTCGCGACAATTATTTAACGATACAACATCTACTGGTGCTTATGGTACTCCTGATGATAACTCTTATATTATATTAGGTCAAGTTGATAAAAAGTTAAATGTTATATCTGAATACAAACTCGTTGGTGTGCAGTTAAAGGCAATTAATGATATAGATTATAATATGTCAGGTGGAACAGGAGCGACTGTAGATATTTCAGTTACATTATCCTTTCACTTCTACGAAAAAACGCTATAAAAGTAGTTTAACTCTTAAATATTTAGGTGGCTAATTCACCTATTAAAACAAGACTCAGTTTACACAGAAATTGGAAGAATGATCTTCCTTTAAAATCTTTATGGACTATAGATTTTGCGACTCGTAATGGTGGAGATACAGCAACTCTTGGTAAACGTATAAATGCTGTCTTTAACCAATATGAAAGACGTGAGGCAAGAGATTGGAAAATAGAAGAAAGTCTAATAAAGGATCATACAGATAGTTCTGGTGAAAATGGTTATTTACTAGCACAATCAATTGCATTTCCAACTGAAAGTTATAATATATCAACAGAAGAGTTACAAAATGGTGGTGGATATTTAATGGGATACGTATCAGGAAATAGAGTATCATATGGTTCACAAAATAAACTTGATATAACGTTTTTAGAAACTAATATTGATATTATTGATTATTTTATTAAGCCTTGGATTATAGCTAATTCCCATAAAGGCTTAATAGAAGATGGTGATATAGATAAAGATATTAAATGTAACGTAACTGTGGCCCTCTATACGAGAGATCAAAATGCAAATAACTCAGCTTCAGGTACGTTTAATTATACAAACTCTAAACTCGAGCTTAGAAAGAAAATAGTATTTTTTAATGTAGTACCTTTTCAAGTGTCAGGAGATCAAGTTAGCTATGGAGATGTATCATATACTGAATTAACCAAAACCGTAGCATTTGCATTTTCGCATTATAATACAATAGAACTTTAAGTATAAATGATAGACTTTAGTATTAAGGTAAAATTACCTAGTGGAACTGAAATTAGAGTTCCAGAGTTAAACAATAAGGTTTATTTATCACTAGTTAAGTATTGTGAAAATGCTGATTATGAAGGATTTAATGATGCTATACAGAGTTTTATTAAAATTCCTTCTAATCTTGATATACTAGATAGATTTTATCTTTTAATATACTATCGAATGCTATTCATAAGTGAGCATATTACTATACAAGGAGATGATAAAGCTATTGAATATAATCTTGATTCTATTCTTAAGAACATAGAAGCTATTTATAGAGATTTTAGTAGTACTATAGTTATTAACGAATTTACTATTACTGTGGATCTGCCTACAATATTATACTTTAAAGATTTAGATAGTCTTTATAATAATATCATCAAGACAATTACTTATAAAGATAAGCGTATAGATTTTAGTACTGCATCTAAAGAAGAACAGGAGTTTATTCTATCCTACTTACCATCAGGTATTTTTACTAAATTAAAGCAATATATAGACAATCTATCAGACATACTGACGAATTTTATACTTATAGATAAAATTGAATATGCAAATATAGATCAATATAAGCTTGATATAATATCAAATGGTATAATATCATTTTTATGTTCTATATATACGACTAATTTATTAAATTGTTATGAAGTAATGTATAGTTACATAGCGAATATTAGTCAAGATGCAGAGTTTTATAATAGTCTTTCTCCTATTGAGACTAAAATTATTATTAACATACGTAACAGGGAGATTGAAAAGCAGAATGAAGAGTTGAAGTCACAGCGTCAGTAACATAATTAATTAAATGAGCAGTATTAAAGATTTTGTTTTAGAATTACAATCTATAAGTGATAAAGATGTTATTGATATTAAAGTACCATCAACAGGTAAGGTATGTAAATTTAAATTAATTTCAGTTAAACAACATAAAAATACTATTAAATGTGCTGTCGAAGGTATAGAAGGTAGTATTAAATTATCATCTATATTTAACGCCATTATAAAAGATAATTGTCTGGAACCTATTGATTTTAAATTATATGATAGGAGTTATATACTAACTCAATTACGCAAAGCAAGTGGTTGTAATACAATTAAGATTAAAGGTGATGTATATGATCTGAATGAT